GGCGCTCCAGTGTCCTCAGGGTTGACCTGTGCGACACCCTGCAACTGTACAGACGGCAAACCTGTGTGGTCGATAGGTGGCAGACCGATAGCCTGCAAAGCCTCGGCAGGTGAGAACCCAGAGTAGATCAGCGCCTGAACCATCTTGACGCGCTCCATCTGAGCCTTCACATCGGAGTCCTCCATGTTGACGTTTGCCAACGGGACACGGGGTTGACGTGCGGCGTCGGAGTCGACCGGTGGCATGTCCTCGAGGATGCGCACATCATTGATAGACATGGCACCCATTTGGATCATGCGGGAGTAGGCGTTGGTTCGTGCGTCCAAATCGCCTCGCAACAATCCCTCGAGGTTGAAGCGTAGGAAGGCTTCGGTGCCTCCACGGTAACGGTTCATGAGGACAGACATGGCCGATTCGACCTTCGATGCGAGTGGCCTCAGGTTCGTCGTGACCCAGTTGCGGTTGTTTTCTTCCACTGAGGCGAAGGTGTTTGTGCCTGGGAGTCCCATGAGGTGTGGTGGGATGTTGAACGCCCTAGCGACATCCTCGACCGCCATGCGACGTGCCTCGATGACCTGTGACTGTTCAGCGTCGACCTGTGTCGGTTTGAATGTTGCACCACCTGTGAGGACACCGGTTCGGTGTGCCTTCTTCCACGATTGGTGGGAATTGTCAAAGCCGTTTCTGAGGTCAGCGGCCTGGTCTGCCGAAAGCGCCCCAGGAAACTCGATTACCCCCGCCATGGTGGTACCACTACCGAAGAAGGTTTGTGCCCAACGCTCCAGCGCCAGCGACAGACCGAACGATTCCTTGAGTGCTGACACACGGGAAATGCCTCGCACGTTTCCAGGCTTGAGAAGGTCTGGGATGTAGATGATGTCGTCAGAGGTGAGTGGTTCGCTTTCACCGTCGACGTTGAACTGGAGGAACCCCAGCCCGTTCCGTTTCACCTCGACAGTCAGCGGGTTCAGCACAACCAGGTTCACAACCTCGTTGCGACGGTTCGCAAACACACGAATGAATGCTGACCCCTCGAGAAGCATGGAGGTGAACACGGCTGAGTAGAACGCCTCACGGGGCAGTGCAACGTCAGGCTTGTTGACCCACTCAGGCTTGGGACGGAACGGCTTCCGTGTGCCATCGTCCCTGATGAAGACATCCAGTGGGAGTGTGGACAGTGTGGTGCTGATCAGGTTCACGGCACTGAACACGGCGTTGACCGTGTAGATGTTGTCACTGTTTATGTTGGTGCCAGCGTAGGTACCAAACGCGATGTCATCACCTGACGCGAAAATCGACTGGTAAGAAATACCACGCTGTTCGAAAAGCCTGTTGAAAACCATTTATCGTCCCAGGGCGATGCCGACAACAGTCAGGAACACGCCGCCCACGATGATTCCGACTGGAATGGAAATGATGAGTACCCCAACGGTGATGGCCGTGATTCCTGCAATCTGAAGTATTGATGACATTCCCATAGCCTATCCAAAGAACTGAGGCACTACCTGTTCCATTCTAGCGACCGTGGCGCGGTCAACGGCGATGATGCAGGCGACCGCCGCATCGATTTTTCTGGGACTCGATCGACTTTCTTTCACAATCCTGGGGCCTAGGTTGTCTTGTTTCACCACGGCGTTGGCCAGATGCCTGCCCAGAGTAGGGTTCCCGTCGTGGACGATGGAGCCGGTGCCCTCCATGACCATGTCATAGAACTTCGCACAGGCCGTGACCATACGCCTAGGTGACGTCGATGGATACTCGACCACTGGTAGACCCATGTCGGCCAACACCTGCATGGAGCGTTGCCACCTAAACGGGTCACACGCGATTTCCAGAACCTTGGGATGCTCCTGACAGTACTGGATGATGGTCTGCTCCACCTCAGCGATGTCCACACGCCAATCCTCATCATCAGTGTCCAGGTTCTTCTCCCAAACCTTGACCAACTCGATTTTGACCGGCTCATCATCCTTCTGGACTGTCGAGGCGACCAGCGCGGTACAGTCACCACTGAATGAGCCATCGAAGCCGAGAATGATTTCCTCATCAGGGCTGATAGTGGCGTCACCCTCACACGCTTCCCATGACCCCGTAGGTAGCCATGAGAGTGCAGAGGACACGAAGCAGTTCATCCTTTTTGTACGAAACTCGGCTTCAGGTGTACGTCTGACCGCGGCCTCAAAGTCTGAGGGGTCATTCAGGTCACCGAACCCAGGGTTCGCCTTCCTCCACGTTTCAGGCTCACTGTGTGGGCCATCATCCTCCCACCACGCCATGAAGTAGTTATCATCGGACACCTCACCGGCTGACACCTTCTTGCCGTAGTTGTACAAGTCGAAAGCGATGGAGTCGCGACCGGTCGAGTCCGATTTCACACCGGCCGTCGTGATCGACACCATGTGTGCCCTGTTGCCACGGGCCGCCATAGACAGTGACATCACGTCGAACATTTTGCGGTTGGGTTGGGCGTGAAGTTCGTCCACCCAGATGGCGCTGGAGTTCAGACCTTCGGCGGCACCTGCCTCGGCAGATAGCACACGGTAGACAGACCCCTTCGCTGGGATTTCGATGGCGTCGCGATACAGTTTCGTCAAATCCCTGAGTTCCTCATGAGCCTCGATGATGCGCTTAGCCTCACCGAACACGATACGTGCCTGGTCACGGGTCGCCGCTACTGAGTAGGTTTCCCCACCGGCTGGACCGAATATGGTGTCGAACACGGCCAGGTGACTAGCCAACGCCGATTTTCCGTTCTTGCGGGGAAGGCCTATCAGTGCAGTCTTCGCGATGAATCCTCCAGACTCATCCTGTGCATACAACTGACGAATGAGTTCCTTCTGCCAGTCACGAAGTACCAGTTTGGAACCGGCACGGCCTGACACAGAATCCTTCGTGATGACTCCGAACGTGTCAATGAAGTCGATCGCCAGTTCAGCCTTCTTGAACGTGGCACCCTCAGGCACGGGTGTCATCCACCGTGGTGGCCACCCTTCAACGTCTGGCATAGAAGTCATCTATTACTCGTTTCGTTCGAACGTGTTGCGAGGAAGGTCTGTCAGCCAATCTTCTCAGACACTCATCACGTCCAGGGTCGACGACTGTCACTCTGGCGTTGTGCATCCTATAAATTCTGGACCACTCAGCATCAGGTTGGGTGTGAACAATCCAAACATTGCGACGACTAACCTGCCCTATACGAAGGGCTTCCTTGACGGCGACCTTCCGTGCTGACCGTGCAATCTGCCTGACCTCATCTGAGTAGTCATGAGGTTCGATGTCGTCCACCACCATCGCTGATGCAATCAAATCCATGTCGACGACGATGTCGCCAGGTAGTGCATTCTCAGTCACGAACGTGGATTTACCTGCACACGGTGGTCCACTGATGACCCTGATCATGAGTCAGAACGTGCCAGTAGTTCTTCCAGTTTAGAACGCGCCTTTACCTCGGCCACACCTAGACGTGAACGGTCAGCGGGTGTGAACCCAAGCAAAGAAAGGTTGGACACTATTTGTCGCTCCAGTTCCCTCAGGCCACGACGTGTTCTCGGGTCATCGGTTTTCATGACCTGCACACGTAGGTTCCATCGTTCGTCCACCATTTCGCACGTCATGAGTAACAGTTCTATGTCGGTGTTTGGACTAATCCAGGTTGCACCTACAGACCAGATGCGGTTCCATAGATCGCGCCCGTAAGTCAGTAGCGGTCTGGCAGGATCAGGTATTTCGTGAACACCTGGAAGTATCTGCACCTCACCTGGTTCTGGTAGTGGACGCTTGCCAGGGTTGCCTAGCATGCGCTTCTGCTCAATCGGCTTCGGAGGTCGACCTGCAGGCATCAGGCACCGCCTACTTGGAGCCCTGAGGTCAGATTTGCACTGCCTTCTTCTGACCGGAAGTCAGACACATCACTAACAATGCTTCCAGGGCGTTTACCACGATACATCCTCGCGCCTTGTTTGTCTATTTCAGAGAAAGGCAGAATGGGCACGGTCAGGCGTTCCCTAGCCTGAGGATTAAGGAAGTAAATGTATTTCAACTGATAGCCACCCAGACACTCAGCGCCGACTCGCTTCAGGAACGTCGTCGATGTTTCTGATCCAGTCTTGTTGTATCTGGCCTTGATGTTGTTCTCACCTTTGGTGCCTGAACCGAACCCAGGTTCGAGGACTATCTTGCAAATGACCTCACCATCGGGCATGCGCCACATGGATTTATTCGGTGTGATTTTCAGAAGGTCAAAACCACTTGCACGATAGATAGTGCCATCACCACACTGTGTGCCATCAGCGTAGGACAGAACCCAGTCAATGTGTGGGGCCTTCTTCTTCAGCATCCTCATCGCTACACCGATGGCACGCGACTCACTGTTCTTCGGTAGCACATCAGAGAACGCCATCCTGTGCAACTCGATGAATCCGTTCCATGAGGTATCACGAACCAGTCCGACACTTTTTCCCTTGTCGATGGATGGGCCAAGTTGCATGACTCCCTCGAGGCGTCCACGATAGAAAACACCCAGATGCACCTGTGATCGAGGGTCGACTTTCCCTGAGTAGTGGTGTGTCTTTACAAACGCGACCGCGGCACTCCGAGGGATGCCTTTGACCTCGATTTCTTTCGCGCTCATCCAGGCCACTCCGACATGACCAGGAACAAGGCGTTGCCATTACTGTTCTGATTCTCACCATCGTCTGGGAGTCTGTCCGACTTCTTAGCCTGGGCCAGAACCTGACGGATAGTTTCAGCCTGCTCCAGGCTCACAGTGAAGGTCATCTGTGTGGCATCCTTCCTCGGGGCATCCTCGAGTAACGAGAACGGGTCATCTACCTCATCAGGCCTGACGTCGAGGATTTCATACCCTGTGAAACCAATCGACTCAACATCCCAGTCTGCCAGTTTCAGTTCGGTCAACTGTTCCGATAGTTCCACATGATTCCACTCAGCCAACTCAGCCGTTCGGTTATCAGCAAGCGCGAACGCTTTGACCTGCTCAGGTGTCCAGTCAGATGGAACACGAACACATCCTACCTTCGACCATCCCAGTGATGTCGCGGCCTGCACCGTTCCGTTACCAGCGACGATGACGTTATCAGATGTGATAACCACCGGCTTGCGCTGACCAAACTGGTCCAGTGATCCAGCGATGGCGTCGATGTTTCTCTGGTCATGATTCCTGGCGTTCGACGGGTCGAAGGTGAGGTCAGCGATTTGCACTGTTTCGATTTTCATGTTTTCAGCCTAGCGTCAAAATCAGATAATTT